CGTTCTGTATATATACTCCGGTACAGTGTAGTTCACCGCATCGAAGTTGCTGTCACGATCCCTGTAGTTCCGGCAATAGTCTTCCCACAGGATAGTTTTAAGCTGTCTAGCCTTCACATTCAGTGCATCGTCCCGCACGAGTTGGAAGGTGTCCAGATCGACGGTTTTGAAGCGGCTAGGGAAGTCGTAGGACGTAACTCCGACTTCCAGGGTCTGTGATGCTTCGACGTGATTGAAGGGCCATTCGAACTCAGCCTCGTTGAGTTCCCGAATAGCCGCGTTAACGGCGTCCTTTACTTGAGCATGGAAGCCGCGCGCACTTGCGAAGGTGGACTCCGTAAGTTCGACTTCATTCATCCGACGAAGTACCTTGTTGCAGAGCACAAGGTAGGTACTGCTGGAGGCTGTGGCCCCCAGAGTGTCCCAAGTGCCGAAGTCACTATCCCAAGTAATTGTAGCCATAAAATACCCCGTTAAATAATAAGTTACGGCGCTGTTAGGAGTTGTTGGAGCGGGACAGTTCGCACCAGCTAGAGCCGTCAAAGAACAGAACGATGGTATCTTGCGCGTGATCCAGCGTCATGTCAGCCGACAGTCGCATATTGCCAGTACCGTCCTTAAGCACCACATCGCGACTGCTGTTAGCGGCCTTGATTAGTACTCGCTGCCCGGTGAAGCCGCCCGTGATGGTGTCCAAATCATCGGTCGCCGCCGCTGCCTCGGTGTCAATAACTATGTCGTAGTCCAGCGGAGTTACGGTGATGGCCCCGGTTGCAATCGTGAAGCTGCGGGTAGTCGAGCTAATAGCGCGGCTGTCAATGCGGTTAGTGCTGCTGGAGCCGGTGCCACCGAAGGGTGATGCGGCTGAGTATGCCACACCAGTAACAGCGTTGCCGTTGCCGCTGACGTAGATGGCGCTACCGACGCTGCTGCGCTGGGTCTGACCCTGCACATTGGCGTTGATGATATTGCCGTTCCCAGTGCAGTAGACGCCGTACCCGCGCACGGCGGAGACAACCGCCGACACTTCGTTGTAGTTACCTGAGAGGTAAACGCAGTCGCCGCTGTAGGTTGTCCCAACTTCAGCGTCACTAGCTGGTGCCGTCGAGTTACGATAGGCGACACCTACATAGTTGTTCGAACCGGATAGGACAAACGCCGTGGTACCGGGTACGCGCTTGATGCTGGTGATCGTCCGATAGCACAGAGCGTTCGCAATCCGATAACCGCTGCAAGCCATCGTCAGGCCATCGAAGTTAGCGTCCGGCTGGACGTAGGCCGGGGTTGATCCAGACCAGTTGGGATGCAGCAGCGACATGTTGCGAAGGGACAGCTTGGAGATGCCGCCGCCATAGGTGCCGCTCGACAGATCGACACCGCCCCGGTTGGACTCGGAAATGAGATGATCGCACTCGAACCGGACCGTGTTTTTGGTCCTGAAGCCAATACCAGACCAGCACGCATAGACGTGGATTTTGCTGGCTTCGATGTTGGCCCCGTCCAGGATGACGCCGCACACTACCTCACCACTGTATACGGTGCTGGTGGCCGCAGTCGTATCCGCCTCAGGCCGCTTGAGTATTCCGCACAGGCCGAGGAACGCACGATGAAGAATGATGTCATCCGGCCCCTTGAGGACCATGCCTTCCTTGCCGAAGACGCGGCCATAAACCGAAATCTCAGAATAAACTTCGGCTGTTGTCGGGATCGATGCGGACAGCGTGTTGCAGTACAGCCCGACTTCAGGAATGTTGATTAATTCAACGTCCAGCCGGAAGCCGTAACCTTGCAGCTTCATGCCGTAGCCGGTCGAGTTGTTGTAGGTGTTGGTTGATGTACTCCAGGCCGAGGCCAGATAATTTCCGTCAATGGTCAGGTCAGTCACACCAAAGTAGGTGGTATCGGTTGACCCGTACCCGCTCGTAGTGAACACATCAGTGTTGGAACCGGTGATTAATTTGATGGTGGTTATGCGATGTCCAGCGCCGACAAGACGCACTTTGTTTTTCAGGACGATGCTAGACCCGACCGTATACGTTCCGGGTGGGAAGTAGAGTGTGCCCCCGCCTGCCGTATTGAGCGCGGTTATCGCCGCATTGATGTTCGTGGCGTCATCCGTTACCCCGTCGCCCACCACACCAAACTGTTTGACGTTGGTGATGTCCCCGAAGTGCGCAGCGAGGGTACGAGCGGTTGTTGTGCCTGCTGCTGTGGCTAGTCCGTCACTTACACTTCCTGATATGTTGCCCGTAACCTCGAAGTTGCCATTGACCTTGGCAGAGGTAGTTGAAAGCTGTAGGGCAGAACTGGTACCCTCACCATCCTCAACAGTACGAAGCGTGGCGTCCACGCCCGTGTTTGAGTTAGATACCTGTAATAAATCTTTGTACGTATCTTTTGGATGCCGCCCTGACAGTGTAGCCATTACAACCTTCTTAAACAAAAAAAGGGATGGTGGCAATAACCACCACCCCTAGATCAGATCAGTTTCTTGTTATTACGAAATGTCAGCAACGACCAGAGTAGCAACGAACTTGGCATTGACTGTGGCAGTGGCGATCGTTACGGGAATTGCAGTCTCAGTAGCGTAAGCAACCTTCGTGCCAGTGGCAGTCATGTAGCCGGTCGAGGTTACGACAGCAGCGGCAACGAGGTTAGCAGAAACACCGAGAGCAACAGTGCCGGTGCCTGAGCCAGCGGTCGTTACTTCAACGCGGCCATCGAGGATGACGGTCTTGGCGGGGAGGGTTACGAAGGTCAGTGCGCCGACAGCGAGGGGAGTTGTAGTGCCGTCAAACTCCTTGCGAATGACGTAGGGAGTCTTCGTCCAAGTGGAGGACTGGTGAGTAGCAGCCATGTAGTTTAATCCTAAAAAAGAATGAAGGGCACCGCTATGGGTGCCCCTCCAATCATTACGCTACAGTGTAGTAAACTACGACCAGAGCTTCTGGGCGAATGACGCCACGACCGTACATGTGCAGGCCGCGAACAACGTCAGCGAAGGTGTGCTGGCTGCGGAAGCTTTCGGTCTTGTCGATCTGAGAAACGGTAGCAACTGCGCTCTTGTGACCGAAAATCAGCACGCCGTGGTTCGTGGAACCGGAAGCGGCAGATGGGCCGGTACCGGCAACTGGGAGGTTGTTGGAACGGTACAGCTTGTAGCCGCGAACCATGCCCTCAGAAACCTTACCGTTGCGCAGGATGCCCTTGTCGGTGTAATCGTTGTTCAGGAGCTTGCTGTTCTCATCGTTCAGCTGCTCGTAGAAGTACGGGTCGCCAATGAAGAAGCGGTTGTCGGTGCCAACGTTGGCAACATCGAGGATACGCTGGGCACGAGCCATGATCCCGAGCGGGGTGAAGACGGTGCTGGAAGGAGTTGCACCAGCAGCGACCTTAACGGCGGCTGAAGTCGTACCAACGTAGTTAGCAGCCCGTGCGCTGTCACGCATGTAAGAGAGAACTTCGGCGTCGTATGCATCCTTCAGTTCGTAAGCGGCCTTGTTGGAGGCGAGCTGTTCGAAGTTGATGTGCGACTGACGCTTTTCCAGGTCATCGATTGCGAACTGGAAGGTGTTGGCCTTGTCCACGGTGACGGTGAAATCGTCATCGTTCAGAACCTGGGTGGTGACTTCCTGGCCGCGCTTGTAGGGAGTGATGGTGATGTCGGGTTCGCGCATGATGGTGACAACATCACCGAACTTGCTGATTTCACCGAAGTAGTCAGTGTTGGTAACATCCTCAACAACTGAAGTCTTCCGCAGCTCTAACAGAGCCTTCTGCGAGAAGATTGTGGGGGAGAAGTTACCGTTTGGAAGGTTGGCGTAGCCAACGGCTGACTCAAAAGCCATTTTGAAGTATCCTTAGATCAAAATACATTGCGGGGTATTTGGACCAGCAAATACGCGGCTTTTAAATTCGAACGGTAATCTCAGATGAGGGCGTTACTTTTAAAAGGTAGGCGATGGGTCCGAGTCTGAAAAGAAACCCAACATGGTGCGCTTCGTATGAGAGGCGTGTTGGGTCATGTTCAGGGGATAGCTTTACCCTGAGAGCTTGCATTGCAGAGGCCTACTCAGGGTCTACGGGAAGAAACTTGTTAAGACTGTGTTGCAACACCAGTCCTGAGGTACGTAGTATAAGGGTAGGAACCACTTTTGTCAAGTAAAATCGTATGTCAATGTACGAATTTATTTGATTTCTTTAAGTTTTCTGCTTGGGTTAGTATTTGAAGATTGTATTCTACGTGTAGAACACAAACATTCTTCCCTTTAAGGGGTATCATGTGATCCACTTCATGTAGGATGCCTGTTTCAAGAGTGCGTTGCTTCGCCTCTTCGTACTTTACGAGTATTTCAGATTGAGAGGCCCATCCGGGAGTGGCTTGAGTTTTCTTTATCTGCCGTGCCCTAATGTAGGCACTCATGTAGGCAGAGTTGGCTTTCATCTTTTCCTGATAGCACTTCTTACACATACCAGAGCAGGTGTACCTGACAGATAAATGTCCAGCTACACATTCTACGCCTGTATCATAAAAGGGAAAACCAAGATACTCAGCATCCTCCTTAGTGGCTGGGAACATGGAGCCACTAACGAATAGGTCATCTAATGTCATTGGAAATATCTTTGAAAGGCTGAGGCTAACGCCTCAGCATCATATATAACCCTGGTGTAAAAGGGATATAATAGATATATACAAAAACAGGGTTTTGTCAAGGGGTAGCTAGAAAATAAATATTCCCGTAGCTACCCCTGTACCAATTATGTCACGTAATTAACCTGCTGCGCTGCTACGTAGGTCGTTAATGATGCGGCCTTCACGACGAGCCTGATAAATCTCAGCTTC